CACGTTAGCAGCCGCAAAAGCGCCTACTTGTCGGAAAGGGCGGCGAACTCAATTAAGAGTTCCGCGTCCTGACCGAACAGGTCCTTATACATCGCCGACATGTCGTGAAGGAAGGAGAAAAACTCCCCCTTCGTTGATAATGTCTGCGTTATACTTGGAACTGTGAAGCCCGGATATAACTCCGAAGCCTCAACAACAAAGCCCCTAAAAGAGGGCTCTGTAGCAGGTCCTTTGCGCCTTGCATTACTATTAGATGAAGCCATATGGCTCCTTTCTTTTTGGTAATCAAGTTGCTAACGCCACGTTAGTAGCGGGGTGCGAGCCGAGGTTTAGCCCGGATCATCGCATCTCGTAGCGGTTGATTATTCCGCTACCCACCTTCGACGTAAACAAACGCGTCGAGGGAGCGCGTAGAGGCCACAGTCGGAACCTTTGCCACCGGACGTCATAGTCCGCAGGCATTCTTTCCAGCCGTCAACGTTATACTGTTTCTTAACAGGATTGACGACCCACGTGTGATATTCCATTCGATGGAATGTCGGCGACATACGTCGCCGCATTCCCCTCGAACGGTTCACCGTTTGATGGTTCACGTGACCACGATGCCAACCAATAATACCTGGAGCATTAAGCCTTGGAAGACCTGTGAAAGGGTCTACATACTTATAATGCTCACGAACATAGGGGAGCTTCCCGTAACGGGACTCCACCATATCCGATATCATGTCGGCTGTGGTCCAGTAGCCCGCAAGGTGGAGAGAGTTTGACAACTCAACCCACGATGCAAGCTCTGTAGCTTCTCTGTTTCCATGATGACGCCACTCGGTTCGCATGCGAACGGGTGTAACTTCGACGCCTTTATAGGCGTCGCACCCGCAGGATTCTCGAAAGAATCCGCCGATACAGCACTTCGACTCGTTGAACTTAAGTCCAACCATAGGGAAGTACTGCAAAACGGGGGCATAGCCTTCGCCCCCAATTATGATGTCATCACCGTATACCCAAACATTCGATGCTGCGAGTTGCCACGCTTTTTCAGGCGTCACATACTCGTTTGCACGGTGCTGGGTATACAGCACTGCGACTGCAAGTGCGTAGAAGCAAAGCGCTTCAATGGGAAAGCAAATTGCTGATCCCATCGGAGCTAACTTCGCCATACGTACTTGTCTACCATCCGGTAACTGTGTATACTCACTCCTCGTTGCCATTAAGGCTTCGTAGAGAGAGGTCCCGCTAAATAGTCTTTCGACTAGCAAGCAGGTAACACGGTCACTTGCGTCCTTCATATCAAGCGTCTTGTACCACCCGGTACGAGAACCTTCAAGGGACAGCTTCCTATTAATCGTTTGGTCACGAAAATTTACGTGACCACGAGTCATGGGATGATGTTCGATCCAGGGATATAAGGCACCCTGGAGTCCTTGTTGGAGCCACTGTAATTCAAGTGGCTCGCAGGATATGAGTCGGGGCCCACGACTATCCTTCGGCACGAGCACCACTTTCGCGGTTCCGTGCTCCAGGGGTCGTAAGCCCTGTATCCATTCAAGCTGGTCGGCCACTTGGTTTGAACCAAGGACGAAGTACTCCGTAAAGGGGTACACTCGCTCTGCGTGAGCATAGATCCTGGAGAAATTCGATTTCTCCCCAGGTTCTTCTCCCGTAGCAACCGATCCAGGGCCGTGTCGAGGAGTAATATCCCGACAATCAAACCCATCGAAAAGCCGGCTAATAAATAGACGAGCTTGTCGTAGAATAGGTACAATAGGTCCTGAGAACTCCAATAATAACTGGAGTTCTTGTTCCGTAGAAACGAACGATTCAATAACTTTACTAATAGTTCTTGGATCATATGGTAGACTTAGCTTGTACGAAAAGTACAAGAACTGTCGCAGATGCTTCAGTGCGGTTATGTCAAGATCACTCCTGACATATCCATCGCTCATGAAGAGCTTCTCTAGTAACCACCCCAGAAAGTGGGGGATTACAGTACCTGGTTTCTTTTTGAAACCAAGTACCAGTAGAGGACGCTCACTGTGGAGGGCCAAGTCAACGGCCTTCCCCAGCGACGGTAATGTTTTCGTGAGAAAACAAATACCTTCGGCCTTAACACGATTTCGCAATACGCGAAGATCGTGAACAGACTCATGAACATTAGGATAGCACTGTGCTATGTCATGGTACAGTTGCATAGTTAGAGAGACATAAGTCTCTAGGCTATTATGATCTCCCATAGGGTGGATCTCCTAGCCCAGCCATGCAGCTGAAACACAACATAATCAAGTAAGGGTTAAGCTAAGGCTCACCCGCAAGAATGCGAGCGAGATTAGCACTTGAGAGGTTAGCAGACGCGGGATTAACCGCGAGCGTACCAATCAATTGCGAAGTCATTGCAATCCCCGTAACAACGGGGCTCGCAATTTCTTCATTGCCGGCATCCCAGATTCCGCGAGGAATCCCGATGACGACATATGCATAACCCTTCAACTCTTTGCCTTCTTTGTCTGGAAAGACAAAGTCATGGCGAACAAGAGTTCGGTCAGTGAGAGCGGGTTTATTTTCATTGCTCACAGAATGAGCAATAGTAAGCTCGCCTCGCATGGAAAGTAATACAGTATTTGAAACTGCATTACAAACCCTGCGTGACCGTCCATCACCGGCATCGATAGTAGCATAACTATCGGTCCCCGTTACTGTAATAGCAGCGGTGTTGATGGAAAGAGACTTGACAACAAGGGGATCAGTTAGCATAGCTAGGTCTCCTTCTATTTAAGTCATATGTTGTAGATGTTACCATCTATATACTACCCTCGGGGCAAACGCTGAGCAGTCAAAGACAAGCTAATTAAAGCGCGTCTTAGGCTGATTATCTCAGTGTGCACGTGGGGTAACGTCACCTTATCCGAAGGCGGTGTAAACGGCCGCCGGATAAAGGTAGTATGATACTCGGCTCCAAGAGGAGCCAATACGCGAAGAGGAAACGTACCAGAAAGATACGATTCCGCGTCGTAGTAAGTACCATACCAGTCATGCCTGGTTTTCAGCTTAAAGCTTTCGCAATAATCCTGAATCCAGACATCGCACGGGAACGCTCTCGGTCGGTTACGGTGTAGCCAATTGCCGACGCCATAAAACCAATCAATAATAAAACTGAATGGTATGACGTCCCAAAGCGCCGCCGGATCAATGACGCCAAAGGCGTCAATGAATTGACTGACTCTCGAGAGCCAACCGTGGAACTCAGGACATATGTAACTGTATGATGCAGTCGCATGGTGGACGGCTTCTTCACAAGTGATAACACAGCGGACAGGAATGCCCGCGGAAACACCTGGTCGAATCTCCACAGGAACAACGCCGTTAAGCGTGACCTGGGGAAATAAACGCGAAAGATCGTGCGGAGGGCGAACCCTCCAATAACGATGCTTCTGCGCCACCTTATCCATATTGTCGTAGAACTTGCGCCAGATTTTTAAAATCCGGAACATATTCTTGAGATCATCGAACAAGGGGAGTAGACCGAACGATACCGCAAGGTGATCGTCAGCCAACTCTTTAGCGGTCAATGAGGTGCCATGGCAAATTCCGCCAATTTTGGCGAGATTACCTAGAGCATTAAACATTGACTTAATTAACCCTTTTAACTGAACGACGTCGACAATGAGAAACCATATCGAGAACCCCGAATCAAAGGGGTCATACGTTATGTTAATCTCAACAGGTAAAGAACCATCGGCAAAAATAAGCTCACGTGTGTGAAGCTTAACCCTGTCGATGTAATCGATGGTACCTCCTGATAACAGTGGTGTATAAACCGCTGTAGGAGACATCGAAGTATACGATAGCGATTGTTTGTAAATATCACTATTTACAATCAAGTAGCTATTATGGATATTAAGCAGTTGATAAGAATCACGAGCTATCTCGGACTCTGCAACTGATATTGTTCCAGAATCCCCAACAATTGCCTTGCGATAATCGCCAAGCAACTTGACGGAGGTACAGTGATTGTACTTCCATCGACCCTGACTCTTCACATCGTCCATTGTCTGGACTTCAGTGATATAGTAAGGGATCTGCGAGAGAAACAGTGACCCAGCCAATTCAATATCCCCATCCGGGGTAACGAATTGACGGGAAACGTTTCGATCAAACAGAATGGGATTCTTACTTCTAGACCTGAGCATGGTTGTCCTTTCCTAAGTTCAAGGCTCCGGG